CTGGTAAGCAAGGGAGTTACTCGCTAATGGCAACCATTAAAGTTAGGGTAGGTCAAAAGAACGGTGTTAAAGTTGTAGCATCAAATACATCAGTTTCTATATCAGCAGTTGGTAGTGCAAGTGATGTTGATACGGGTGCAAGAGCTACCAATACCTTCCTAATGTACGATGGGACTGAGTATATTCATGTTGATGCATCACAAATAATGGATTTGGCTGATACCGTAGATAATGATACAATTGATTATGGTAGTTTTTAAGTAATTTTTTAACTAAATACATAAAAAGGTAATACTGAAAAATGGCCGCACCTGTTTTAAAGTTTAAAAGGGGAAATCTAACTGATTTACCCTCACTGGCAGTCGGTGAACCAGGTTTTACAATTGATAAGTTTGATCTTTATCTTGGCAGCAGTTCTGGAAACCAATTTGTTGGAAGTGGTAGATTCTGGTCCACAGAAACTGCATCGGCAGGTAGCGCCGTAAATATCTTCGAAGCTACTGCCAACGGAACAAATAAAATCTCTCTGAAGGCACCCACAAGCATTGCTTCAGATATTGAGTTTATTTTCCCATCAGTTCAGGGTGCAGTATCTTCTGTACTGACCAACGATGGATCTGGAAATTTAAGTTGGGCTAGTGGATCAGCAGACCCGATATTTACTGGTATTGCAACATTCAATACATCTCAGGTAGATGTCAATAGCACAGTAACTGTCTCTGGTATTACCACATTTGAAAGTACGGCAGATAATACTTTAGGTGATGTTAATACTGGTGCAGTTCAGATTGATGGTGGCGTTGGTATTGCCAAGAACGTCACAGTTGGTGCTGCACTTTCTGTAACTGGAGATGCTTACGTTGTCGGTCTCTCAACATTTGAAGGTGCAGTAGAATTCAGAGGTGGAACAATTAACCTCGGTGATTCTGCTAATGATAATATCGTCCTTGGTGGTGAAATTAATTCCAATGTTATTCCAAATACTGATGATGCATTTGACTTAGGTTCATCATCTCAGCAATGGAGACACCTTTTCATTGATGGCACTGCAGAAATTGATGATCTGAATGTATCTGGTATTGCAACTATTACCGATGTTAACGTTGGTGGTGCTGCAACAGTCAGTGGTGCATTGGATGTTAATGGTGGTGCCAATATCTCTGGTGGAGAAGTCACACTTTCATCTGCTACAGTTTCTGACCTGACTGCTGGTCGTGTTGTTCTTGCTGGAACATCTGGAGCTCTCCAAGATGATGCAAGTTTAACTTATACTGATGCAGATGGTCTTACTGTTGCCAATAGTGGAATTAATGTTACAGGAGTTTCCACGTTCTCGACAAATGTAGTCGTTGGTGGAGACATCCGCGTAAATGGCAATGACATTCAAGCATCTGATGGCAATGCCAATATTACTCTCACTTCAAATACTTTAACCACGTTTGCTGGTGATATTAAAGTCACTGGTAATGACATCCAAGACAGTGGTGGATCGGCTGCTCTTACTTTTGATGGTTCCACAAATGTAACGGCAAATAATAATCTTACTGTTACTGGAACTCTTACGGCAAATGGTGCTGTTGATCTTGGAAATGCAGTTACTGACACCATTACTGCTACTGGACGTTTTGATAGCAGCCTGATTCCTCTTAGTGATGATGCTGTTGACCTTGGAACCTCTGGCAATCAGTGGAGACATCTTTTCATTGATGGTACTGCAGAAATTGATGCCCTTAACGTATCTGGTGTTGGTACTGTTGCAACTGTTCGTACCGGAACCATTCAGGCAAGTGATGGTACATCAGCAATTACAATTGCTGACAGCACTGGAAATGTTACACTTAACGGAAGTCTGACGGTTCTGGGATCTCAGACCGTTGTCAACACCGAAACCTTAAAGGTTGAGGACTCCCTGATTGAAATTGGACTTGTCAATAGTGGTGGTGATCTGGTTGCACCTACCACAGATGCAGACATTGATGTTGGTACAATTTTCCACTACTTTGTAAATAGTGCTGCTAAGAAAGCAGCAGTGTTCTGGGATGATTCTGAGCAGAGAATCGGTATTGGTTCTGATGTATCAGAATCGACAAGCGTGTTGACAATTGCACACTATGCAGACCTCCAAATCAAGGGTCTTTGGGTAACTGACTGTGCTGGAACTTCACAGGTTATTTCCTGTACTGGTAGCACAAGAAACTTGGAAAATATCACCGTAGATGGTGGAACATTTGTCTGATAACTTTTAAACAACTTATAAATACAGGTGGGATAATCCCACCTTTTTTTGTATCCAATTATGAATGAAACTGATTATAGGTCTTTAATTTTAGTTTATCAGCAAAAATCGGCAGATTTACTTTCTCAGGTTGTAGCTTTTGAAGCGAAGTTGATGGTTCTAAACCAAAGATTTGAAGAGCAATCTAGAGAAGTAGTTGAACTAAGAAAAGAGGTGGAAAGTTTAAAAACAAAAAGTAAAAAAACACAACCAAAGACTGTTATAGACGCTGAGGGATTCTAATGGCAAAACCAGCAACACGCCAACAATTGATTGATTATTGTTTGAGGCGTTTGGGTGCACCAGTATTAGAAATTAACGTCGATGATGACCAAATCGATGATTTGGTTGATGATGCTTTACAATACTTTCAAGAAAGACACTTTGATGGTGTTGAAAGAATGTATTTGAAGTATAAGATTACTCAAGAAGATATAAACAGAGGACAGGCGAAGAATACCACAGGTGTTGGGATTGTTACAACAAGTGCAACATCAACAACTATTAGTGGATATGGAACTACCACATCCAATTTCTATGAAACTTCTAATTTTATTCAAGTTCCAGACTCTGTTATTGGAGTAGAAAAAATATTCAAGTTTGATACTAGTTCTATTTCTGGTGGAATGTTCAGTATCAAATATCAATTGTTCTTAAATGATTTGTACTATTTCAACTCAGTTGAACTCTTACAATATGCAATGACCAAAACTTATTTGGAAGATATTGATTTTCTTTTAACAACTGATAAGCAAATACGATTTAACAAAAGGCAAGATAGATTATATTTGGACATAGATTGGGGATCACAAACTGTAGATGACTTTATTGTAATTGACTGCTACAGAGCGTTGGATCCTACAGCGTTTAGTGGGGTTTATAACGATAGCTTCCTCAAGAAATATTTAACCTCCCTGATTAAGAGACAATGGGGTCAAAACTTAATTAAATTTGGTGGAGTTAAACTTCCTGGAGGAATTGAACTCAATGGTCGTCAATTATATGACGACGCTGAAAAAGAGTTAGCAGAACTCCAGTCAAGAATGTCAATGGACTATGAACTTCCCCCTTACGACTTTATTGGATAATGGCATTAAATCCCTTCTTCTTACAAGGTTCTCGTGGAGAACAAAATCTCATTCAGGATCTCATCAATGAGCAATTGAAAATATATGGTATTGAGGTAACTTATATACCAAGAAAATTTGTCAGAAAACAAACTATCATCGAAGAGATACAATCATCAAAATTTGATGACAACTTTTTGATTGAGGCGTATTTGAACAATTATGATGGTTACAGTGGTGCTGGCGACATCATGACCAAATTTGGTGTAAGCATCAGAGATGAAGTTAGTTTAGTTATATCTAAAGAAAGGTTTGAAGATTTTATTGCAGTTTTTCTTGAAGGAGAAAATGATGATGAAATCACAGTCTCGTCAAGACCAAGAGAAGGTGATTTAATTTATTTCCCACTAGGACAAAGATTATTTGAAGTAAAATTCGTAGAGCATGAAAGTCCCTTCTATCAGTTGGGAAAAAATTATGTGTACGAACTTCAATGTGAACTCTTCGAATACGAAGATGAGGTTATTGACACAAGTATTGAAGACATTGATAAAACTATTGAGGATCAGGGTTATATTATCGATCTAACCTTGTTTGGTACTGGAACTCGTGCTACTGCAACTTCGACTGTTGGAACGGGTTATATTCAACAAATATTCCTCAACAATGATGGATCGGGATATACATCAACTCCAGTAGTTACAATCTCTGGACCTACTGATCCTGATGGTAATTCAGTGAGTACGGGAACTACAGCAACTGCTGTAGCAATTACTACTACAAAAAATAGCGTAACTTCCATCTCCCAAATATTACTAACCCATGCTGGTCTTGGATATACTGGTGCTGCACCTA